TACTTGTATTTTTCCATATTGTCAATACCTCCAGCGATCATACTATCACCGATAGATTGATAAGATTCTTTAAGATGTTTTTGTAGTTTATTTAATATTATTAATTCTTCGTTTTGCATTTTTCTTTCTCCTTTTATTTAATAAATTAACTCTTGAATGCCAACACCATTCAGTCATTCTTATAGCACCTGTTTCGACAAATGCAACGGCATCGTCTAAAAAACCAAAAAATCTATATACTAATCTATCTAACACTTCCACCTTCTTCTAGCCTGACGTAGTCTAGAATTAGGATCTTTTGCAGCCTTAGGAAATTTTTTCATTTGTCCTGCACTTCTTGCACAGTATGACTTTCTACGGTTTGCAGCTTTTGATCCCGGTTTCACTTTACCAGTCACGGCTGTTTTTAATTTAGAACCTGGATTTTCTCTTCGGTATCTAGCAACACCTGCTTTAGTCATACCCGCACCAGATTCAGTTTTTCTAAAATATTTTTTAGTTTTAGGTGGTTGTTTATCTTCTCTTCTCATTATATTTTTTGCATCTCTGGATTAGTAGATAAAATATTTTTTTCTGCTCTAGGTCTTGCAATAGAGTCTTTACTTCTTTTTCTAAGTTGAGCAATAGCAGATTCTTTTAATGCTTTTTCTTTTCTTAATCTTTGTAAATCTTTTTCTAAATTCATTAAATCATACCTTTATAATATTTTCCATAAGATGGATTATTTAAAGTTACTCCACCATAATTAGAATTAATTGCTGGTCCAGTATATCCACCCATAGCTTTTTTAGTTCTTTTTGTAAATGTTGCAACGTTAGTTGGTTTACCGCCCGGGTTACCTGCAGCTCTTTTTCGTTTGACAGCACTCGCCTTTTGAGACTTTGTCATCTGTGTGGCTTTTGCAAGTGGGACGCACTTTGGATATTTTCTCTTGCTCCCTTTGCTTCTTCCGCAAGGTTGATATTTCCCGTCCTTCTTCGGTGCTCCAATGTCTACCCATTTCTCCGATACCCATTTTCTTAAACCACCTTCTGCAAAATTTCTACGCACATCTTTTCCTTCTGGCCATGCCAACCATGTGACCACCATTAGAAGCTTTTTTACGACTACCTTTTTTGCCACCTGGTGTTATTTTACCTGAGCAAACACCTGAAGCATACATATTCGCATAAGCTGAAGGATATACCTTAAACTTTCTTTTTGCTGCTGCTTTTCCTTTTGCACAGAGTTTAGCCATTACGCAATACCCATTGCTTTCTTCATCATTGATTTAGATTTTTTCTTTTTACCTTTAGACATTAAAATTTTCTTTTTTAATTCTGGTGGTAAAGTTTTTTGTGCTTTAGTTAGACCATTGCCGCCGTTACCAAACTTTTTTCTCATTATTTTTTTCCTCCTCTAAATATTTGTGTTCCCTTTATACCATAAATACTCGCCACGACAAGTATCCACAAATTTGTGAACCATGACGGGAGCTGCGAGAACATATCAAAGAATAATTTTACCTTGTCCATCGCTGTTGGGTCTTCCGATACGACTGCCCAAGCAAGCACCAAAACGGGCAAACTTAAAATTATCAAAACGGCCTCGTCCTTCCAGTCCGATTGTCTGGCTTCTAAAAGTTTTCCTTGGTAAGCTTCCTGACCTTGGGCCATTTTTGTAGCGTGCATGAGTTGTGCTTCACTCATTGCCATTTTCGTCTTCTGCTTGTTAGCATAAATCTTACTTCCAGCAGAAACGGCTAATTTAATTGCCGATAACCACATGTTAGATCCATCTAGCTTTTTTAGACTTCTCTTTCAGCATTCTTTTAGTACCTCTTACTTCAACTTCTTCACCTTTTGCGATGTAGTTGAAAGCACCATCAGCTGTTGTCTTAGATCTTGGGTCAATTTCAAGATTCATCTTGTCTTCTGACTTGATCTGAACAATTTTATCTAATTTTTCCATAATTTTTCTCCTTAGTTGTTTTATAGTAACCTTTTTTTAGTATTTTGTCATTCTTATTCGTTTCCACTACGAATAATTTCGACATTTGGCATCATATCTTTTGCATTGGGTAAAGTTTTACTCAAAACAGTTTTTTGAATTGATGTATCAGCTCTTAAATTTGCTAAATCTTCGTTTTGTTCAAGTTTTTCTTCTTGATTTGACTGATTCATCATTGCTTTCATCTTATCAAGATTAATTTTCTCTTGATCTTGCTCTTTTCTACGTTGATTTTCCATTGCTCTAAGGTCTAATTCTCTTGATCTTAGTTTTGCAATAGGATCATTGTCGAATTGTGAAGTAATTTCTTTTTCTTCCTTCATAAATTCTTCCATCATCTCTGCAATCAACTGAGCTTTTCTTGCTTCAATCTTCTGAGTAAGCATTTGAACCTGTTGTTGTAGTGCAGGATTCTGTTGTGCCATTTGTTGCATCTGTTGTAATTGAATTAATTCGTCTCTAAACTCTAATTCAATCTGTTCTTGAGACATTAAACTAATATGTTCAAAAATATTTTTCTCTAAACTTGCCATAATCATAGGATTATTTCTAGCCATGTTTGTTGCCATGAAATTTAAGTGAGCTGTAATGTGAGCTCTATGATCTTGACCAGGAAAAGCTTGAAATTGTCTTCCAGCCAATGCATCAATATGTTCTAATGCTGGATCTTTTGGCATAGGTTGCATTGGTTTAACTAATACTTGATCAATATCTTTTACACCTAATGCTTCATACATATTTCTATATGCATTATATAAATTGTGCATTTGTGGATTTGATTGTGCCAGTTGCAACTCAGTTTGCGCGAGGGAAATACGCTGAGTCTGTGAAAAAATGTTGGGATCAGCAACTGGCAATATATCTACCCTATCATCAAAGTCTGTTTGTTTAATCATTCTTTGACCCCCAACTACATCATACGGATATTCCGGTGGTAGATATAACTTGAATACTCTAGCTAGTAATCTAAATTCTTGTTTAAGAGCAGAGTAAATTCTTTTGTGAATAGCTGACATTGTTCTACTTCCACGTTCTAATAACGCAACTGTAGTTCCAACTGCTGCCTGTTGATTACCATCACCAACTTGTAAATCTGCAATCGATGCAAATCTTTGTCCTGCTTGAACAACAATACCCATCAAGTTTAATAATGTAGCTGATGGTTCTTTAAATGGTAACATCATAAATGAATCTCTTAAATTACCACCTGGTGCATCTACATCTCTAAATTCACCTGGTTGAATTGATTGTGCATCATCTCTAATTCTAATACCACGCATTTTAAATCCTGCAGGTAAGTTAGATAAAGTTCCTGCATCTAACAATTGTCTTAATGCAGAAGTTGCAGTTCTGGATAATCCACCAATCATGTGAATTAAACCAAAGCCATAAAAACCTAGACCTGGTAAAAATTTAAAGTGTACAAAATAATTAATTTTATTTTTCTTTGCATCACCTACTTCATAGTTTCTTCTAATAGATAAAACTTCTCTTGAATTTTCTTCTAATGTTACAATGTATGGAACTTTAATTCCTGATGGTTCCTCAGTCTCTTGATTTATGTCTTCGAAACCTTCCAAGTCTAAATCAATATGACATTCTAATAATGTATAAACATCTTCGTTTGCAGTTCTTGTTACTCCTTCAAGTTCTCTTTCTTTTTTTTCAACTTCAGTTTCTTTGTCTCCAGGTTTTCCAATTTCTATATCTTTATAAAAACCTGCAACTTGTTGTTTTCTTAAATCGTTTTCAGAAATTTTTACACGATGAATAATTGCTTCCGCATCGTCTAATGAGGTAGCTGTGTACGGAACAATTAAATCATCTGCAGGAACAAATTTACTTACGGCTCTTTGTTCCATATCGTCATAGTAGACTTTTTTAAAAGCAGAACCTGCTAATGGTAAGTTAAATAATAACTGATCAAAATCTGGTTCGTACTCTCTCATTTTTTCCATTAACTCGTAGTTCATGAAATCTTTTACTCTAGTTGCTTGTTGCGTTTTTTCTGGAGTTGATACACCTACCGTTTGTGTTCTAACTGGTCCATTCGCTGGCAATAATTCTTTGTAAGCTAAAGCTTGAAACTGTGTAACCGCTTCAGCAAGAACTGGATGTGTTGCACCTGATGCTCCTGAGAATGGTTCAGTTCTATTATTATATTTAAAACCTAAAAGGTCTAGACCTTGTGTATAAGTTTGTGCCCAATCTTTTCTTGAAGAAGTATAGTCTTGATACTTACTAGATAAATCTGATGCTAATCTTCCAAGTACATCGTCAGGTAAAAAATCTGCTAAGTTTGCATAATGCTCATCACCACCTTCAGGTGATGCTGCAGCAGGATCTAAATTAATATCTACTGATCCATCTTCATTTTCTGAAACTTCAACATCATCAGGTAACTGTTCTTGTACCTGAGCTTCTTCTACAATTTCTTCTTGTATCTGTTCTTCACCAGGAACATTAACTGTTTTTCGAACTTCGTTTGGAAGTGCTTTGTCTATATCTGCCATTATATTTTTTCTCCGTAAGTTTTATCTGTTTAACACCATTATAGTTAATATTCAACCCCTGAGGCATGGGCCCTGATTCCGGAGGAATTGTTCTAGTTAGTCTTTTAGTCATTACCAAGTCTTTTGTATAATTCTTGTCCTGGTCCTAAAGCAAATTCTTTATATGACATTCTATCATCATATCCACCTTTACCATCGAAGAAATATTCTCTCATCCATTTTTCAGATTTAGGCATTGTACCACTACCTTGGTTTTTTCTTGTTTCCTCCATAGCTTTTTTAACTGCTTCACCAAATTCATAACCATCGTCCATAAGTTCTTTTACCCTTTCACTTAGTTCTGCATCAGGATCCAAGGAGCCTATACCAAATTGTGCTCGGCCTCCATCAGCAAACTTAGGAAAATATTCTTTTGCAAAAGAATCTATATCCATACCAGTTCCTTCTTTACCACCTAGTTCAATATACTTAGCTGTAACCATCGCATTATATTTTGTATCACCACCATCTAAAAAATTAACTCTGCCACCAGTTGCATATTTTTCAAGTTCATCTTCATACTCTTTTATTTTATTAGTTACCTTTTCTCCTGTTTCACCAAATAATGGTTTAACAATATCTAAATATTCATCTATTTCTAGCTCTCCATTATCATATGCTTTTTTTGAAAACATACTAACTAAATCAACGTAAGTTTTTGGAGCTAAAGTGTTAACAGCTGCTTCAGAATTAAGCATGTTTAACATTGGTAAATATTTTTTAGGTTTTTTAGGAGGAGATTTATCAGTCACTACAGGACTCCTGCGATACCGCCCATAGCTAGTTTTTTCTTTTCTTTTTTTCTTTTCTCAATTAATTTTTTGATCT